ATGAGGGTGACGCTTGGCAACAGGAAGAGGCTTTACGTTTACGGCATCAGGATCGGGGAAACGCCGGTCAAGCGCGTGATGTACGGAGGCCGCCAGATTTGGCCGTCCAATGACGACCGGGCGGCGTCCCTGGCGGTGGATATGTCTTTTTTTCCGGGGACGGAGGATGAAGCCTATTGGCTGCATGCTCTGAACGCCGTGGAGAATTTTTCTTCCCGGAACCGGTATATGAAGCTGACGGCCGGGGGGAGGTCCTATCTGGTCAATTCCGTGTACGGAACCTGGAACCGGGCGGAGTACGGCATGGGGGCTTTCCGCTTTGGTGACGAAGGACCCTTGTTCCAGGATGTGAGGGCCGGGGATATGGTGACGGTGGAGGCCGTGGTTCCCGACAGGTATGATGCCCAGTTTGCGGTGACGGCGGATTCCGGTTCCAGCGGTTCCGGTGAATGGTCCCTTCCCTGGCTGCCGGGGACCCGGCTGTGGGCGCAGCTGGACAAATGGCAGAAGAGGGTGAGTTCCCATGCTGATTTTACGTTGAAGGGGGTTCCCTCCGGCGCCGTGCATGTTGCGGGGGCCGTCCATAAGAATGGTCATAACCGGGATACGGTGACTTGCGAGGCTCCGGCGCAGGCGGGCGTCAGGCTGGCGGACGGAAGCGTTTATACGGCCAGTAATGCCCTGGTGAACGGGGACGGTTTTTTTGCGTGTTCCGTTAGCAATGTGAATACAACGTTCCGGTTCAGGCCGCACTACCCGGCGTTCCGCCGGACGTGGCGTTTTAAGGTAACGGCAGTGTATAGGAGGGGGTAGCGACTGATGAAGAATAGGGTGACACAGGCTTTTGATTTTCTGGAAGGTAGGGAGGCGGGTAGTTTTTCCGCCACGGTGAGGTTTTGCCTGGAGCATGGCGGCGTGGTTCACGCGGCTCCCGATTGTTTCCTGGCCGGGGTTCCGTGCGCGGATGATGCGGGCTGCCTGTATGTGGTGTTTCAGTGCAGTCATCTTCCGGCGCTGCGCAGGGTGTTGTTGAGCCTGGGATGGTGCGAGCGGGTGCGCTGGGGGCGCGGCATGGCCGGACGTGGAGACGGGTACGGTACCAGGGAGCGGGCGGTGGCGGATTTCTGCCGTCATGAGGATTTCGGAACAGGTTTAACGAAAGATTGTTAGAGTTATGTCGAGAGAGTTGCCATTGTACCAGGGGGCTACGCCCCAGTCTCCCCAGCAGCAGATGCAGGGGCCCGGTTTTACTCCCCACGTTCAGCCGATGGGCGGGATGCTGGATGCCGCGGTTCAGGCAGGTTTAGGAGCTGGCGAGCAGTACGCGGAGTTGAAGGATTTTGGGGCGAGCCAGCAGACGGAACACCAGCGAAGGGTTCATGATCAGCAGATGCGGAAGGAGTTTGAGAGCAGGATTCGGCTTCCCTGGGGAGCCGAGGGGAGTTTTTACGATTCCGAAGGGAACCGGCGGGAGGACGAAGTAAAAGCGTTTATTATCAAGTGGCAAGAGAAGAATAACGGGATTCCCCGCCCGTTCTGGCTGGAGAAGAATGCCATGCGGGATGAAGGTGATTTGATGCAGGCTAATGACGCCCTGGCTTCCAGGGTGAAGCTGATGACGCTGGATGCGGAGGCTAAGAACCGGAAGCAGGCGTTTCAGGATAATTACGATTTGGCGGTAGAGCAGGAGGATTGGCCCGGCGCTCACCGTGTGATTGACCGGGCCGTTGAGGCGGGACAGATTACGCGCGCCCGTGGGGATATTATGCTTCTTGACCTTCGGGACACGGCTCTCATGGCCCGCGCCCGAAAACAGAGCGAAGAAGATCCTGTCGCCTTTTGGAATGAATTGGACGACGACGGCAGCCCTTACGCCGCACTCCCCTTCTCCAAGCGTATGCAGCTCCAACGCCTCGCCTCCCTTTCCATGCAGGGATTCAGCCGTTCTTTCGTCAAATCCGTGGAAACAGGCAACGCCAAAGCGAAGAAAATCCCCGGTTCCAAAACATCAACGACTTCCACGGGCAACGCGAAAAAAGAAAAGGAAATTTATAACCCGGCACCCTCCAACATCACCCGCAATTTGCATGCCCTCTGGCGCAGATACAACGGAGATTTCAAGGAAGGTCAGGGAAAGATAGACGCCATGCCTTTCCTTGCGGAACAGGGGCGCGCCATGATTACGTCGCCCCATGACGAAACGGAGGCGGAAATGGTCATTGCCCTTTACAAGCAATTCGGGCAGGGGGAAGACTATGCCAAAGCCATGGTCAAGCAATGGCAGGAAGACCTCGCGCGACCGAAGGGCCTTGACCCCAAAGTCACCTTATCCCATGCAGCCCAGGTGGGCTACTTCACCAGGGCGGAAGACGCGGCCATCCTTGCTCTTGAACAGGAAAAAGCGCAGAAACAGGAAGACGATGAATGGACGCCGGAAGATGAAGCCCGGCTCAAGGCCGCCAAAGACCGGAGAAAAGCCGCTGCGGAAAATGCCCAATCTCTCCTTCTCGCCAATCTAGACATCTGGAAAAACGACCAGCAATACAACGGCGGAAAAGAAAGAAAGGAACTTACGGAACTCGAAGTTGCCAACCGTCTGTGGGACACCATTGCCAACTACACCCCAGGCAACAGGGATCAGGTTCAGCAAGACAGTTTCCGACACCAGGAGGCTATCAATATTACTGCGGCCAGTGACAATTACATTCGGAAGCAGGCCGCAGCTCAAAGCCGCAACCTTGATCTGAAAGCGGAATTGTCCGTTACCAACCGCCTCAATGAAGAAGAACGGAAAGCCGCAGAAAAAATGATCGCGGACATCAGGCGCAGGGAAGAAGAAGCCTACCGCCGCACGCAGCCTGTGGATTCCATCGTACCCGTCAGCCGGAATAAAGAACTTCCCTCCCAATGGGGGGACGATGGACAGGAATCCATTCTTTATGTCCCGGAAGGCTGGTATGCGGAAGGAATTACCGTGGGCGTCACTACCCCCAACCGCCGATATGCAGAAGCCCAAATCGTCTCCAAACCGGATTGTACTTCCCCCACCATGTCAAAAGCCCTCCGCCGCCAGCTTGGCACCATGAACATCAACTACGACCAGATTACCGTTACCGCAGCCGGCACCAAGGCCAACACCGCCGCCGGAAATACTGCCGCCCTTATCTTCAGCAATGAAGCCCGCCGTGACAAACAGGGCAATCTTTCCATTTACAGACTCCCAGCCGGAGACGGCGGAGGAACGCATGAGATCGCCGGAATTAACAACGGCGGCCACCCGGCGGAATACGCCAAACTGGAAACCCTCGTCAAAGCGGGCAAACACGCAGAGGCGGAACAGGAAGCCAAACGGTACATCATGCAATATACCCAACCCGTCGGAAATATTCTGCAAACCGCAGGCGTCACTTCCTCCGGCATAGACTACTTTCTCCGGGACATGTATTTCAACGGCGGCGAGTATGGAGCCGTCCGCGTCATTCATCGCGCCCTCGGAGTGGAAGACTCCAAAAAGTTTAATGCGGACACCGTGGAAGCCATCAAAAATTACCTCAAGACCCACACGGAACAGCAGCTCTTGGAACGCCTTAAAAACGCGCGGGAACGCCTCTACAAATCTATCGCCGCCAATAACCCGGAGAAACGGCAATTCCTCTCCGGCTGGCTCAACCGGAACAACCGCGTTTACGGACAGGCCGCAGATATGGCTTAATTTTCACCCCTTTTTTCATGGACTACTTGCAGGAAAATACTTTCTTCATTCCGTCTCCCGCGCCGGCACCGGAATATCTCGCATCCCCGGATTATGAGCAACAGCGGAAACAGGATATGGACTACCTCTCCAATTACCTCCTTTCCGATCAGTACCCGGAACACCGCGTCCTGGCGGAACAGGCCCACGGCCATGATCCCTATGCCCACGCGCCGGAAGATGAACGCAAGTGCTTCGTCGGGCGTAAAGCCTGCGGCGTTCTTCTCGGCAACGACCAGATTCCGGACATGTACTTCCGTCAACAAAACCTCCCCATCCCGGAGGGGGCGGACACGCGGGAAAAAATGTACATGGCCGTCTATGACCACCTTGGCGGCATCGTGAAGCAGGCCAAGCAGAAACAGGTGGAAGAACAGAAAGCCCTGGAACAATACGGTCAGCAGTTATTGGAACGCATCAACCGCGCCTGCAAGGGCAGCGGAGAACAATGGACGCCCAAAGATATAGATATGATGGGCCGCGCCGGAATCACACCGGATATTATTAACCGCGTCCGCACCGCCTATGCTCAGCTTCCCGTCGGCAGTTTCATTCTTGATGACTCCGATGCGGCAAATGTCATGAGGGCAGCCGGCCTCAACAAAGACGATCTCACGCCGGATGACAAAAAAGTGGAAGACATCCTTATGAGCCTGTGGGGCAAGGCAGTTTATGACAACTACGGCGCCAACATCGACAGACAATATGAAAATTCCGTAGCCCAATATGCCTACGAAAGCATCAAACCCATCCACAACCTTTACTATTCCACGCTTTCCGGCGCAATGGGCGTCCTGGAAAACCTCCGCAATGCAGACGCAGAAGTCCCCTCTTTTATGACGCCGGGGGATCGTATGGCATACGACCATATCCCCTTTGACAACAAAAAGTCTTTCCTCTCGGCGGAAGAAATGCGGCAGGATAAGGGACTCCTCCGCACCATCGACTTCCGGGCAAAAATGAAAAACGTCCGCAAGGCGGCCCAGCAGGCATATACCGAAGGGCGGCAAACCTGGGGGATCAACAAGTTCGCCGTCACCCTTGGCGACATAGTAGGTCAATCCGTCCCCAACGCCATACCCTATTTTGGCGTGTACAGCCTCCTCAAAGGATCCGGCACGCAACGCTATGAAGAAGGCGTTGCCCTTGGACTTTCCCGTGAAGAAAACGCCAAACGCGCATCCCTCTTCGGGGCTGCGGACACCCTGGAAGAAAAAATCGGCATGGGCGTCCTTGGCAAAGTTCCCGTGCTGGGACGTCTCCTGAACGCCGGCCTCAACAAAACGGGCCTTTCGTACAATTCCCTCCGCGCCAAATACCTCGCCAGTGAAACCGCCCAAATATGGGGCAACACCGCGGCGGGCGTGCTGGAAGAAGGCATTGCGGAACCCATCGTCGGAGGCGCTACCCGCGCCGTCATGAGCAATTTTCTTGACGATGAACGTGGCAAGGCCTCCCTCTCCGCCATCCCTGGAGACATTCTCCACAACTTTGAAGGCTACCATGGCCTCGCCCTTGCCTTCTACTCCCGCGGCTTCGTCAAAATCGCAGAACCCCAAATCCGGGAAAACGCCAAGCATTTTGCGGAATCCCTGGACGGATTTACCGCTCTCGGCGGTTCTGAATCCGGTTACCTTCGCGCCCTGGAAATCAAAGACACCGACGCCCGCAACGATTTTATTGCCGAACACCTCAAAACCGAATGGGCAAACAACCCGGAACAGGCAGCCCGCCGGGCGGAACAGGGAAACGCCGCCATCCTTGGTACACAGGAAATCGCCCAGCTCCGCGAATTCGAATCTTTCCGCGCCTTGCAGGAACGCGGCGTCATTCCCCGTTTTGAACCAGCGCAGGAAACGGGCAAATACCGTGTCTATCTTGACGCGGAAACAGCGGAAACCCGCCGGAAGGCCCAACCTTCGGAGGAAGGGACCTCCGAAGAATCCCCCGCGGCGGAGCAAACGCAGCAGGGGCAGGACTACGCCCTCATGACGGAAGACCAGCTCAATACCCTTCTCACCCTTTCCATCGGAGAACGTGAACGGGACACCATCCTGTGGGCGCAAAATCTTCTCGCGGCGGAAAACGTGGTAGATTACCTCGAACAACAGGGATGGAAAACGGAAGACATCGGACAGACGGAAACAACCGCTACTCTCCGCACCCTCGCCCGGCAGGCCACCGCCACCGTCCGCCTGCTGGAAGCCTCCGGCATCACCCGGCAGGAAGCCCTTGCCTCGGTCAACCCGGATATCTCGGAACACGCCAGCCTTCAAAGCATCATTACCGCCTATTCCGGTTCCAAAGGCAGGGCGGCCACCGCCCGCCGACGCGGGGAACAAACTTCCTTTGCCTCGAATGCCTATGTTATCCGCCAGCAGGATCCGGTCAACGGCGGCTTCCAGCAAATACTGCGCTTCTCCCGCAGAGAGGCCACGGTGGAAAACCTGTGGGAGGAAACTATGGAACAGGCCGCCATCAACTGGTGCGCCCAAGAAAATCTTTCCCTGTCCACCTTCGGCAGCCAGCTACAGGACATGCAGCGCGCCGTCAACCAGCTCTACGGAGAAGAAGGGGGCATTCAGTTCATCGGCCTTGACACCGTTCCCACTCCCGGCGACGTCGTGGAAGCTCTCTCCCTCATCGGACGTTCCCGTCTTATGCACGACGTTGTCGCGGGCACCAGCAGCCTCCCTTCGTGGATTCAGAAACTTGTCCGCTTCATTTCCTCCTTCCTCGAACAGTTCCGGGGCAAGGCGGAACTCGGCCACGCCATCGCCAAACTGGAATCATCCGGCCAGCTCACCCCGGAAATGCAAAACCTCATCAACGCCATGACCGGGGCCGTGGATTCCATCCATGCGCAGGATATCCGGCAGGAAGCAGACATCGTCACCGCCATTGAAAGCTCCATCGCGGAACATGAAGCCGCCTTCACTCGTGCGGGCACCTCCCAAACGAAAACGCTGGAAGATATCCGGGCGGAACTTGACGACGTCGCCGCCCAGCAGGAACAGCAGCAGGAACAGGCGGAACCTCCAGCCACGGAAACCCAGCCGGATCCCGCCCAGCCGGAACCGGACGCCAATGCTTTCATCGCCCCTGACGGTACAGTTCTTGCCCCCGGACAGGACAGCCGGAAAGACGCTGCCACTGATAGCCCCTTCATCGGCGGCAACTACATCCAGATCGGGGAAGCCCGCCTTGGAGCCGTCCCCACGGCATCCATTCTGCACGCGGAAGACCTCGCTCAAACCAAACGCAATGCGGATTCCAGCGGCCTCACCAAGCCTCTCACCGGAAAATTCAAAAGGGAGACCACCCCCGTTTATCTCCTCCATCGAAACAATGGAGAGCTTCATATTTTTTCCGGCAGGCATAAACTCGCCCTGGCTAGAGAAAACGGCATCGACCGCATCGCTGCCTACGTCTATGAAGAAGACGCTGCCCACACCCCGGAATGGGCGCGGTATGAAGACATCCGCCTTAATATCCTTGATGAGCAAGCTACCATTACGGAAGTAGCCCTTTACGCCCGCCATCTTAAGGAAGCGAACCCGGAAGCGGACGTCGTCGCAGATATGACCCACGAGGGCCTGGTACGCATCCACCCCCAACCGTGGCGGCGTACTCCCACCCAAATAGGCGCATTCATTGGAGCCAACGCCAGCCCTGACTTGCTCGACCGCCTCAAAAACCCGGATAATTCCCTCATGGATGAAAAGGCGGCCTACACTATTTGCCAGCTCACCACGGACGCGACCGTTCAGCAATGGGCCGGGGGCCAAATCCAGCAGGGGCAGTCCATTGACGATATTGTCGCAGGCATCCAGCAGCGTGACGCCGCCGTCTCCGGCGGTCAAATCGAATACGACATGTTCGGCAACGCCATCTTCAACAACGCCGAATTCGACCACGTCACCCGCTATGTCAACGCCTGCAAGGCAGAAATCTCCCGCGTAGAAGCTCTTCTCAAAAGTAAAAAACGCATCGCCAAAGACCAGGCGCTTGCCCGCCAACTCGGCCTCTCCATTGACCAGCACACGGATATTGCCTCCATCCGCAAGCAAATCGCGTCCCTCAAAATTGCCTACAACAACATCGGCGTCCACCCGGAAATCACCGTAGCGGGCCGCCTCTGGAAAGAAGGGGAACCTGTTTACCCACTCAAAGATATCCCCGAACTCCGTCTTGAAAACGTAGAGGAAACGGATCCGGCAAGCATTCGGGAACCACGCCCGTTTGATGACGGTGAAATGCTTTTCTCCGCCAGCCTCACCCCCATCCGGGAATCCGCCGCAAACGTCCAGCCAGAAGGCAGCCGTGCCCCAAGAATTAACGTGTTTTGGCATGGTGTGGAGGAAAAAGACTACCGCGCTCTTCCTGTGGAAGAACAAGAACGCCTTGCCAACCGCGGCCTTGATGAACTTTACCCCATGGCCGAGGCCGTCATGCAGGATTTTGATTCCATCGTCCGTGGCATCGGGGAACGCCTAGGCCTGCGCGTCATGATGCGACAAACCCTCAAAGGCCGGGCACGTGCCTTGCAGAAAACCGTGGGAGACAACAAAGGCGACGCAGGAAAACTCCTGGACGTCTTCGGGGGCACCCTCATCATGCCGGACAGTGCGGATTTCTCCCAAGTTATTTCAGAAGTCAGGGAATCAGGCATGACTATCGCCCGCATTAAAAATGGCTACAAGTCCTATGATCCCTACGGTTACGCGGACATCAAGCTCAACGTTCAAATGCCCAACGGATTCATCGGAGAAATCATCCTCATTGAAGAACATATGATGCGGATGAAAGAAGGTCCCGGTCATAAAATTTACGAAGTGGGCCGCACTCTTCAAGACGAGCTGGAACGCAATGAAACGAATCCCGTTTATAGTAAAACCCGACGCCGGCTTGTCACAGGTTATGTAGAAACTCTACAAAAACTTTCCCGTGCCTATTACAGCAATCAGGGGCAGGAACTCATCAAGAATGCCGAACAGGAAGCGCAGGAAGCCTATTCAAAATTGCAGGGCTGGGCATTCTCCAATGCCTCTGCCAATGAAGAAAGCGGAATTGTTCCATTGGCAGGATTAGGAGAGGAAATGTACTCTGATTCAATCAGTCTGGCAGAACCATCTTTAGCTACAAGCACTTGGTACGTGTTTCCAGAGCTATCCTTAGCCCAAGAGGCGTCTCCGTCTCCCCTAGTCCAGAATTTAACCAGTTCCACGTCTGATGCTCTCAATAACATATCCGCAGGTAATGTAGCATCGTCCCTGTACAATGTCAAATCAGCCCTCGAACAAGCGGAGGAACGCGCATCCTCCCCATCCCCGGAACAAAACGGCCCCGGAGTCAGCTTCTCCCTTGCTCAAGCCTCCGTCATTTCAAGGCTTATTCTTGCACCCCGCGCCAACGAAGCCAAGGCCCGCTCCCTCATGCGTGGCATCGACGAAGCCATGAACCGCTGGAACATTGCTGCATCCGTGGACATCACCCATGACAGCGCGGCCCGAACCTTTGGGGAACTCAACTCCATCCTCGCGGAAATCCAGCGAGTCCTGCCGGACAACTACAAAATCAACATGCGCCCCTACCTCAACTTCGGAGCAGCCTACGCCCGCATGCTGGAAACCGGACGCATCCGCTCCTATGGCAAACTCTCCCCGGAACAAAGAAATACCCTTGCGGCGGAACTTCAAACCCTCATGGACTCGCCGGACATCCTCACCGCCATCCGCGGGGAAGTGGCTGATCAAATCTCCATTCGTCAGGAAACAACAGGAAGGGGAGGCCCGGAATACGCGCAGGCATACCGCACCCAACAGGAAGATATCGTCCGCCAGCTTGCCGAAGGAAGGCTTAATACCCTCCTTACCGCTATCATGACCGACGTTCGCGGGCAACTTGAACAATACCTCAAGGACGAAAGCGTTGCCAAGGTACTTGACCGCATCGCCCGTCTCATGCCCAAAAAGAAAGACAACGGGAAATATGGTAAAGGATCCCTTCCGGCGGATGCCTACCGTACCCTTGGCCAATACCTTGCCATGCTCAATGCGGATGCTTCCGCCGTAGAAGCGGAAACAGCCAGACTGGAAGCGCTTATCCGGGACTCCTCCCTCAACCAGACGGAAGCGGCGGAAGGAGAAACCATTTCCATCCCCTACGAATATGCGGGAAGGAAAGAAACCCTTACCCTTGACCAGCTTGAAAGTAAACTGGCGGAGTGGCAAACTTTCGGAAACCTGGCGGACATGAACCTTGATGAAACCCGCTCGGCCATGGAAGCCATCATGACCTATATCCAGACTAACCGCACGGCATGGGGGCAGAAAAACCAGCAGGAAGCATGGCAGAATGAAAATCTCGCCTACGACATCTCCAACTCTATCCGGCAGCATATCCCCGTAGATGAACAAGCCGTCCGCGACGCCAACGAAAATGCGGCCAGCTCCCGCGTAGAATGGGCGCGCGCCTGGGTCTCCGGCCTTCAATCCTTTTCCCAGATGCTCGAAAGCCTCTCCGCCATCGACGGCATGAAGGAACTTTCCCAATACGGCATCTCGGAAATAGCCAAAGCCAATGTTTCCCTCAACACGCGGGAAAATAACCATGCCGCCGCCTTCACGCAAATCATCCGGGAATCTGCCGGATTGCAAACAAAACGCGACATAGAACGCTGGATCCTTGACTCCAAGCTCACCCGCGACACCGGGGCCGTCACCTCCCCTGTCAGGGAAAAAGCCGTCACCCTCGACATCCAGACCGCACAGGAATACATCGACCTCATCGAAGCCGACGACAGGGAAGGCTTTGAAGCCAAGCGGCAGCACATCATGGAAACCGCCCGCCGCCAGGGCATCCGCCCCGAACGCCTCGGCCTCATCTCGGAAATGGACATCCCCGCGCTCATGGACGAACTCGCCGCCCATCCCAGGGCCGGGAAAATCACCATCACCAGCCGCATCCCTGACAAAAAGGGAACAGGCCGCCCGCTGCGCCTCTCCAAAGCGCAGGCCATGTACCAAATCCTCCTCTACGAACAGGACAGGTACAAGCCCAACTTCGAGCGGTACGGCTACACCGCGCAAACCATGCAGGCCCTTTACCGTTACGTCGGACAGGATGGACTTGCTGTCGCCTACGGCCTCCGCGACTACATCAACCAATGCGGCATAGAACTCGCAGAGGTCTTTGAAAAACTTACCGGAGTCCCGTTCCCCAAAGAAGAAAAATACTTCCGCGCCAAATTCAACCACCATGAAGGCGATGCAAAAACCGCCGTCATCGGAGAAGGCAACAACATCATGGGGCATAAGTATTCCATGCTCATCACCCGCAAAAAACACAACCTCGGTCTTGACCTCTCCGCGGACGTCTTCACCGTCGCCAACGCCTCCCTGGCAGAAACGGACAACTACATCTGCACCAAACACATCACTTCCAAATTCCGCGGCGTCCTCTCCCATGGTTACGCAGCGGACGCCCTCAAGGTCAAAATGGGAGCGCAGCGATACCGCCAGCTCATCACGTGGCTTGACCTCATCGACGGAGCGGGCACCCTCGAAGCCGCCCAGCTCATGGCCCATTCCAAATTCGTAGGCCGCATGCAGGGAGCCAAGGCAAACGCCCTTCTTGCCTACAACCTCCTCACCTGCATCAAGCAGACCTCCGCCATCCTCCACCCGCTCGCCTCCGGTAAAATCGGCCTCGGAGAACTCATGAAAGAATATTCCCTCATGCTCTCCGGCAACAGCCACTTCACCTTCGCGGACATGATGCGGACAGACTCCTTCCAATCCCGTTTCAGAAAAGAACCCGTCATCCGGGAAATCCTCAACTACGGCGCAGACCAGCACTTCGGGTATGGTAAAAGGATCGCCATGGCCGGAATGGTCCCTCTGGAAAAAATGGACGTATGGAGCAACGCCGTTTCCCATACCGCCCTTGCAAACGCCGTCTTCCGCAAGCTGGAAAAGGAAAACGCCGCCCGCATTCGCAACGGGGAAGAGCCCATGAGCACCGCAGACATGGAGCAAATCGCCCTCGACGAAGTCCGCCAATCCCTTGAACTCGCAGCCCAGCCCACGCGCACCGCACAGAAATCACAGCTCCAGGCGATGGGCGGCACCTTCGTCCGCCTCTGGACATTCATGGGCAGCGAAGCCATTAACAAATTCGGCAATCTCGTCACCTTCGCCCAAAAAGGCCAGTGGGGTAAACTCGCTGCCGCATGGGCCAGCCTCTCCCTGTGGGAACAAACCATGGTAACACTCTGGATGCTCCTCATGAACCCGCCGGGGGATAACGACAAGGACAAGGAAAAGTTCTGGAAAACGCAGGCTGTGGCTTTCCCCTCCGCCATGCTCGGATCCGTTCCTGTCGTGGGAGCAACGATTCAGACAACCCTTCAAACCTTCGGCCTTGCTCCCTACTACGGCAACTACGGATCCCAAATCATCCCCGCCGGAACAGCCGTCTCTAAAATCAAAAGGGCCACGAAGAAAAAAGCTACTTGGCAGGACACTTTTAACGCCTCCCTCGCCGTCCTCCAATGCCTCGCCATTGGCGGCGGCGTTTTCTCGGACTCCCGCTCCAAGCCAGTTGCGGAAACCGCCTCCGCCCTCGTTGGACTATCCGCCGCGGCCAACATCCCCAAAGTCGTTGTCAGGGCAACCGAAGACCCCAAAAAGAAAAGGCGGTAAAAAGTATCGCCGCGGCTCCAGAGAACCGCGACGACCTTTGGACACTTGCCTGAAACGAGGCAAGGCATTCAGCATATCACCTCCTTTCATGTTCTCGGAAGAACTTCCTTGTGTCATACAAAAAAGAAACAGAAGAAAAAGCTTGTTTTAGTATCGTGAAGATACTAAATTAGCCATGTCGGCAGGAGATTGGACACCTCCTCCCGATGGGTTCCGGCCTCCGGGACTCAACGCCTGAAACGAAAAAACAATGAATACCGAAATCAAAAATGAAAACATCGTGGCTCTGCTTCATGCGGTAGCCGTTTCCTCCGGTCTTGTCAAAGGAGGCTTGCCATGGTGCAAGCGCGTAAAAGTCGCTCCCGGTTCGATCTCCTTCAACATGTTCGGGCCTACGGAAGACGCCAATGCCTGGCAGGTCTCCTTCCATCTCTCCTCCCTTCGTTCCAGAAAGAAGGTAGATGAACTCCTACACAACCTCGCCATTGCCGCCATGGACTTCAAACTCTGCGACGGCTACGAACTCCGCTTCTGCAAGGCGGACAAATACGTCAGCATCATTATCCCGGACAATGAAAAATATGCAGCCTGAACTGAACTCCAACCAAGGAAACAAAGCCATGAACGAATACATCAACGACATTTCCCAACAAACCGCCGAACACGCCTTCAACGGAACCAGCTTTTTCCCTGAACGGCGCGGGGAAAGCCTGCGGCGCGAATATGCAAATGACCTCGCCTCCTTCCAATCCGTCTTGGAAAAATACATGAAGGGGGAAGACGAAGACAAAATCGACGACGAATTCGAGCGTTTCCGCTCCGGCCTCAAGCAAAGATATCTTGCCTACTGCTCGTCACACTCCCGCTGCATGTCCGCCTTCATCGTCGGGCCGGCCCGATTTCCATCGGCACGCATGCAAAAATACTCCGGCTGGGCAGACAACAAAATGAGGGAAATAAGCTCCTTCATCGAACGGGCGGAAAAATCCGTCAAAAGGAGATATTTCAAAGATCCCAACGGCCCCATCAAATCCAGTGACCCGGATGCCGTGGAACGGCTGGAAGCCAAGCTTTCTGCTTGCCGCAAAACGCAGGAGACCATGAAAGCCGCAAACGCCGTTATCCGCAAAGCCAAGGGAGACAAGGATAAGGCTATGGCCGGACTCATTGAAATGGGATTAAGTGAACAGAGCGTCGCCAAAATCCTCACGCCGGACTACTGCGGCAGAATCGGCTTCCAATCTTTCCGCCTCTCCAACAACAATGCAGAAATAAAAAGACTAGAAGTCCGCCTCCGTAAAATCAAAACTGCCAAAGAAACCACCCCGGAAAAAATAGAAACGCAAACCGGAATCATCATTGAAAAATGCCCGGAAGAGAATAGAATAAGGCTCTACTTCCCGGACAAGCCGGACGAAACTGTCAGGGGCAGCCTCAAGGCAAACGGATTCCGCTGGTCGCCTCGCCTCAAGGCATGGCAGTCCTACATCAACTGGAAGACGGAACGCTACGTCCAAAAAGAAATTGTCGCATCACAAACTGGTGCACTCATTGAGACATGACCACTCCTGAACAATTCATTGAATGGGTAAAACAAATACTCAACATCAGGAAAACCCCCGCCGTTGAAAAAGCGGCGGGGATACTTGGAGTTACGCGCCTCACCATCTTCCGCTGGCTCAACGGAACCATGCCGCCCAGCAAAACTGCTTCCCTCCTCATGGACCGCATCATCAGGGACAACACGGACTGGCTCCCCGAACGTGCCGCCGCTTTCGCCCGGCGGGCCCATGAAGGCCAGACCCGAAAATTCACGGGTGCCCCCTACTACACCCACGTCGAAAGGGTGGCTGCTCTTGTCAGGGAACGCACGGACAGGACGGAACTCATCGCCGCCGCCTATCTCCACGACACGATGGAAGACTGCGGCGTCACCTATGAAACTCTCGCGCAGCACTTCGGCCATGCCGTCGCAAACATTGTCCATGCCCTCACCAATGACAATGCGCGGAAAAAGCAACAGGGTAAAGTGCGCTATATGATCGACAAGCTCACTGCCATGAACCCGGATGCCCTCCTGGTCAAACTCTGTGACATCCTCAACAATATCTCGGAAACCCAGTCCGCCAATCAGGCTCGTAACTACATCCTCATCATGGATGGCCTCCTTTCCAAGCCCCCCCTTGCCTGGAATCAAACTCACGCGGATCTTGTAGCGCAAATCCTTGCGGCCTACCGGCAAAACTGGTCATAGGAAACTTTCTTTATATGCAGTTCGGAGATTTGAGGATAAAATTATTAGCATAATAAAAATGGCAACAAAAAACGAGGATAAATTACCATCCGTATTTTTTACTGATGCAAAGAATTCTTTTTTTGACAGTAAAAAAGCCATGTCTGTTTTGAAAGAGTCTTCGATAGATCGAAGTAAACGACAAAAAGAGAATATAGAAAAGGTATTATCAGGAAAACAAATTAAGCAGCATCATAGTACGGTTTTTGAAAAAAAGAAAAACGTGTGTAGCACTGCCATTCAGTGCTGTTTAATATGGGCCACTGTTGCAATAGCCGGAGGTTATGGAGTATTTCTCCTTTCCAAGGACTCGTGGTTTCACTTTCCTATTGTCCTTTTATGGATCCTGTGGATCGGTATAGGCGAAATTGTATTTTTGACGGAACTTGAAAAGAAGCACGAAAAAGTTGCCGTTTGGCTTTTTATCATCCAGATAGTAGCCCTTTTATTGTGGGGAATATTCTCCTGAAAATCAGGAGTGAAAACATGGATGAGAATTATTTATTAGCCCCGCCACAAATTTTGCAGTTATTGCCGCTACCGGTATCACTCCAATACCCTTTGCAGTTGTTGTAGTATCGGCAAGAAGAGTTATGTGTCTTTCCGGTTGAGCTGATCCAGTATTTCTTTTGCGCGGCTTCTACTTTTACAGAGGTTTGAATGTTTTCCACCGGGCAAGCTCCCATGGAAGCCACAGAGAGACACACAGCAGAGACGGCATAGATGAATAGTTTTCCCAGAATCATGCCAGAAAATTATATCTTTTCATGAAGAAAGACAATAAAAAAGTCCTCTGACCCGGAGATCAAGGGGCGAAGTCTCTCAATGAAAATATGAAAAAATGGATTGTATAAAGATAAAGTTAAATTTTAAAATAGGTAATAGTTCAATTCCATTCAGCAATTTGAGTCGGCGAGTTTTTAATGTTTGAAATTGTTTGTTTTATAATTTCTTTTCCGCTGTAAGGAATAATATTTTTTCTGTATTCTAAATTTTCAATTAGATCATAATTAAGATAGCGCCAAAAAAAATCTACAGCCCGTGCTTCCTCTTCTGTAAATATTCCAAATATCATATCTAAATAATTTTGTACTTGCTCTTCCGATAAATGTTTGTTTTTTAGAGTCAAGTTTGTTGTAATATGTAAAGATTTTATTAGAGGTGTTATTTTAGGAATAAATTTTTTGATTGTTTGGGATATAGTAATTGTATTGTATTCATTATTTTTGTTATATTCAACCATATAATCTCCAATAATTAAAAAAATTAAATCTAAAGTATTTCCTTTAATTTCCGGATTGTATTCATAATTTATTGAAATGGAATTAATATCTTTTTTAAGGTTTACTATATTATTGAATGAATGGAAAAAGAATGAATTAAATTGTTGTATTTCACTCAATCTACTTTGAGTTTCAAATTCATCCGCCTGTCGTTTTAGATCTTCCCGCTGTAATGCTAATTCTTTTCTTTGGAAAAAAATGGTTATAATGAGTCCCATGAAAGCTAATCCTGTGAAAAAAGTGTTCAAAACGCCATACATATCTCCAAATTCCCCAGCAGATTTAGGAAAGGAGAGGCCTGTTAGAGATAAAAGGATAGCCGGAAAGAAAAATATAAATGCAAGTATGGAAACCAGACTCACTACTACACCAATAAACCACCGGATTATTTTTATATTTTTTCCCTTGTTCATGCCTTTTCCCAGTTCGCCAGTGTCTCTACATACACGCCGGAGATTTTGCCCTCCGCTATAGGTTCCACATCTTTATAAGCAGGATTGATCGACTTGAGGACATATTCCATTTTCCCGGTTTCCGGATTTTTACGCTTGGCAAGTTTTTTCAGGGTGTAGTCATTACCTTCGTTATAGACTACCAGGGATCCCAGTGCTGGGAACAGGTAGTCTTCATATTTTTTGATGATGACCAGAGATTCGTCCGGTATTTCGGGTTCCATTGATTTGCCGTTGACTCGTAAGACGAATTCGCCCCATTCAAGAGGACGATAAATACGAATGTCCTGCGGGACAGTTTCACCAGACGAAGGTTTGCCGGCTGCCGTGTTGCCAGCTACTTGAGTGGTGTAATCCAAAGAAGCTGCGACTGCTGGAAATGTTTCTACCGGGGTAAATTTCTTACGGGTGGCCTCTTTTTCTTTAGCGGCATTTTGAAGGGCTATATCCGCAAAGTCTTTGAGCGCGTTACGAAAGGCGCTGTTGATAAACTCCATGAACGTTTGCTGGGTGGCGGTCATGGCTGCACTTATCACCTCCCATTCCTCGTCCGTGAAATCAATCTCTACTTGGGGGGGAATGGGGGAAATCTTCTCCGTCATGAGACGCTGGATGATGAGAAGGGCTTTTGAAGGGACTGGACGCGCTGCACTTAACCAATTATCAAGTACCCTTTTACCAACTCCACATTGTTCCGCGAGCCATTCGCGGGATTTTCCGGAGTCCTTGAGCCATTTTTTAATGTCTTCCTTGGTCGGCGTCATACGTTGATAATACATCATTTGGGTGATATGTCAACGATCGATGAAAAATAATTGTCAGCAAAAGGTGAGAATAAATCTTGCAAAATGTCAGCCGATGATGCAAATTGTATTCATCAAACGCAACACGCCATGTACTCAATCATCAAATTCAGCGAAATGGAGGACGGCATCAAGAATTGCCTGCTGGCCTATGCCGAGCAAGGCATCCGGCCCAAAGAAGTGATGAAGTCTCTTCTTATACGAGAAGCTCAAAGGCTTGGGTTTGTAATAACCACGGCCCGCGATCTTCCCCGCCCGAAGAACCCCAAGAAGCCCGCGGCATGAATATGAAAACCTCCCCCCAAGAAAGAACCATGAATACAAATACTGAATTACCGAAGAATGCAAAGCTGCTTACCGTGGAGGAAGCGGAGGAGTTGTTTAAGAACACAACCGTTTACTATCTTGATAAAGAAACAGGAGAGATTTGTAAACAAAGCATTTCCCTCCCTGCTTCTCCAATAAGAGGGACAGAGTTGCTGATTATCGGCCATGACTGGCAAACAGCGATGCACCTGGTCATTCAGTCTCCTTTGTGGGAACGCCTGATGGAGTCTTTGAGCGAAAAGGCCACCGCTATGCAGGCAGAACTAGATGCTGCGCGATGCCGAGGAGCAGTAGTGGAAAATATTGAATTCGGCAGGAACAGTGATGCTCATGGGCGTTCCGTCAGATCTTTGTCCGGCGAGGTAGATTGTTTTGTTCCCACTATCAAGAACAGAGATAGCAACGATCATGTTCATGTTGATGATGTACTTCACGCCATTAGTGCTGACGACTTCAATAAAAGGATTATCCATAGCGATTCCAAAATAACAGAATAAGAAGATTTTACAAATAATAAATGCTGCCGGTGGGAAGCCGTTTCCATAGCCATTGTGGTTTCCCTCAAAGCGAAAGCAGGTAGCACCAATTTCCAACAAATAACTAATGATGAACCCGACGGACACTACGATGACTGAACTATGGAAGAAGCCCTTATCGAAGAATTGAAGTTGCTCGGCTGGCACGAGCTTTAACAAATCGCCCGTCCGGGCGGCCATTTTAGTTAACCGAACATGAATGAAAAAACGTTGAAGAGTCTGGCGGAGGCCCTGGAAACCATAGCCAGGGTTCTTAAGGAGGCTGCTTCTTCTCCTGTGCCTTCCTCCCCGGAGGCAGCGAGCGTGGGAATGTGCTGCACGGTGGACGAGTACGGGAGTGCGAGGGATGTTGCCGAGCGGTTCCATTACTCTTTGAGCGGCATTACTCCTTACCTGGAAAAAGGGGTGAGAGAAGGAGCTATCAAGAGGTTCGGCGGACAACTCCAACCAGGCGGCAGACGGAGTGATTACCGCTACAATATGAGGCAGGTCGAACAATTTCTTTTAACAAATGGCAAATGAATACCTTGTTCCAATTCTTGGCAGGTGGAGCCTTTGGCCTCTTCGCCGTCGGTTTGTTCTGGCTAGTGGTAGAGCTGGATAACGCCGAGTTGCAGGCCGGCAAGAGCCCGCATTCCGGGTTTACGCCGGATTGCCCGATTCCTTTTGACGGCTTGGAAAAACCGTCCCGCCCTCACGGTATGAGGAAACGCAATAACCAATAGAATACCAATACAATGGACAATACCGAAGAAAAGAATGCGCAGTCCTGCACGCCGGACGAAGCCTGCTGCTGCGATACTGTTGCATCCACAAAAGAAGAAATCAGCGCCGCGCTTGATAACCTTGTTGATTTGATTAAGCGTTACGATGGGCGCGCTATTTTTTCCGCCTTTTTGGAGGTCCCGGAAGAAAGAAAAACTCGGCACATATTAGAATCCTCCAGCTCCGTTTTTCAGTCTGAGGGAATGAATTTCAAAGTTTACGGGTGGACGAGCGCTTTCGGCTATCTCCTCAAAGCAGGCGAATGCTTTGAGGGCAATGTAAAAACTATGGGAGAAGGCGTCCGTTTGTTCCTTGAACAACAGAAAAAAACGAAAATGAAGGATCGGATGAATCCCATTGCCGCCATACTCGGAATCGCTGGTTGCGAGTGCGAGGAATGCGAAGACTGATTCGTCATCTATTATTAACTATTAGATCATCAATATTATGAGTGAAGTAACTAAACGACAAGTACCCGGAGATGTCTTTTTCGAAGGACTTTCCGAGATTAACGAAGGGGCCCTTTTAGAAGCCCTGGACACCAAGATGACCAGCCTTGTTTCCGCCGTGCTGGCAACCGGGAATAATGGATCTCTGACTCTTAAGCTGTCCGTGAAGCGCAAGGGCGGCGTGAATCAGGTGGTGATTGAGCCGAAGGTTACGGCCAGCATCCCGGATCCGACGATTGCCCCGCGCATCATGTTTGCCAGCGGTGACGGTAGCCTGCATACGGACGACCCGGCCCAGGGCCAGTTGCCGCTGGATGCTCCTGTGAAGGTGACATTCCCGGCTGCTGCCGATGTTGATGCCGCCGATACTCCCAAGAAGGTGAAGCAGGCTTAAGTTTTCCAACAACCCTGTATAACAACATAAACATTATAGAAAAATTATATGGATAACTTGAACGAAGAAACTCTGGCAGCCGTCCGCGTGCAGGAAGTGGCGAATGGCCGTGCCGCCGTCGTGCCGGATGGATATACCCTGTATCATCTGGATTGCCTGGGCAATACGCCCCCTCGCAAAGCTAGCATTGTTCAGCTGCTGGACCTGGAAACGCTGGCAGATTTCGTGAAGGCGGAAGATGCCGAAAATGGCGTCAAGAGCGTGATTTACGTGAGCGACAGAGAAGTAAACGCCGTGCTCAATTATTATTCCCCCGATGGTAATGGATGGGGGGACCACCAAGCCACTATGCAGCTCAACAAGACGGTGGAATGGGAGAATTGGACCAAATACAACGGACAAGCTATGTCTCAAAAGGATTTTGTTGAATTCCTTGAAGAGAACAGCAAGGACGTGATGGAGCCCACCCCGTCTGCAATGCTGACGTTGGCGAGCAAGTTCGACATGCACCGCAAGGTGGAGTTTAAGTCCGCCTACCGGGCATCCGACGGCGAAACGAAACTGACCTATAACGAAACGGTGGATTCCAAGAGTGGAGAATTGAATGTTCCCACGGAGTTCACGATTGCGATTCCGGTTATCCGCGGCGCTGAAGGAGATACCACCTATGGAATCAAGGTGCGCCTGCGTGTGCGCCTGGCTGACGGGAAGCTGTATTTTGTGTACCAGCTTGTCCGCGCGGACATCCCGGCGCGCAATGCGATTAAGGATATTGCCGACAAGCTGGCAAAGGATCTGCCGGAGAACCGGATTCACCGCGGCGCCGTGTGCCTGTGTACAAAATCCTCCTTCACCGGAGAAATCGACCGATAAAGTGAGTTGGCCGGGGCCAGCGCCAACTGGTCCCCGGCCTGTTATCAATAGCTAACCAATAGAATACTAATAACGTGAATACCAATACAACAAACGAACTTTCCAATCAAGCGCCAGGCAATCCGTTTGCCGTTCAGGCTTCCGCCGGAGGCGGGGCCCTGGCTGCCATGACGAGCAATGCAGCCGTTACTTCCGTGCTTGCGTCGATCTGGATTGCCAAGCAGTTTCCGCGGGATTTGGCCGAAGTGACGGCCCGCATGAACCAGGCTTGTTCCCGGCTGACGCTGGCGCAGTCCGCCACGTATGCTTTTCCCCGCGGGGGAACGACGGTGGAGGGGCCCAGCATCCGGCTGGCGGAGGCGCTGATCGGGGCCTGGGGGAATGCGGAGGCAGGCTGGAAGGAGGTTGCCCGGCATTGGGATCCGAAGGGAGCGGACGGCAAGGGCTGCATGGTCTCCGAGTGCGTGGCTTTCTGCTTTGACAAAGAGACTAACGTGCGCCGCGAGATTTCTTTTACCGTGAATCATACCCGCGACAAGAACGATTATGAGGGTGGCAGGAAGGTGATGAAGCGCGTTGCCCTGGAGAGCGAACGGGACGTGTATGAGCTTTGCGCCAATATGGCTTCCCGCCGCATCCGCGCCTGTATCTTGCAGGTGCTTCCCGGCTGGTTGACGGAAGAGGCTTTGGCTGCAACCAGAAAGACGCTGGAGAATGGCGATTCCCGGCCTCTGGCGGATATCATCCGGTCTTTGGAGGCGAAGTTCCGGGAGTACGGCGTTTCCCGCGCGATGCTGGAGGCGAATTTGGGGCACAAGTTGGAGGAGACGACCAAGCCGGAGGTGGTGAAGCTGGGGAAGGTGTTTAACAGCATTGCCGACGGTATGGTTCGGGTGAAGGACGTGTTCCCGGATGACGACCAGCCCGCCCGTGACCCCTCCCTGCCGAAGACTCCTGCATCTGCCCCCGCTCCAAAGGCAGCTCCCAGGACGACGCAGGCCCCGCCGCCTGTAACCGCACCGGCGCCGGAAGACGGTATTCCCGGCCTGGATGTGCCGGAGGATGTGCCTTCCTTTGGTTCTTTTGAGCATTAACTCCTGACTTGTTGACGATGATGGACGCAATGGAAATGATCAAGGATGAACGTCAGGGGCTGCCCAGCGCGAGCGGGATGCAGCGGCTTTTCCTCTGCCCCGGAAGCTGGAATGCAGAAAGGAAATGCCCTCACGACGAAGAGAGCGAGGACGCCGCCATGGGAACCATGCTGCATGCCTGCATGGAACAGGGGACAACGCCGGAAGACCCGGAGGACGCCGAGGCCGTTGCCTGGTGCCGCGAGATGGAAGATTTTCTGTGCAACAAATACCTGGGAAGTACGGACGTCAGCCGTTATCGGGAAGTCCGGTTGTTTGAGCGCGGCGACCGCCTGTTTTCCGGGAAGCCGGATATGGTTGCCGTGGGTACCCGCAGGGCTTTGGTGGTGGATTATAAGTTCGGCCGCCTGCCTGTGGCGGCTGCCGAGTGCAATTTGCAGTTGAGCGCCCTGGCCGTGCTGGTGATGGATATGTTTGAGGATGGAGCTGTGGACGAGGTGTTTGTGTGCATTTTGCAGCCTTACGCGAGCCGGAAGGAGCCTGCCGTTTGCCGGTACACCCGCGAGAGCGTGGAGCAGGCGCGGGCGTTTTTCCGGGCCTGCATTGAGCAGGCGCAGGATGAGCACGCCCCGTTGAAGCCCAGCGAGAAGGCTTGCCGGTATTGCCGGGCCCAGTCTTCCTGCCCGGCGGTGAAGCTGGCTTTGGTGCAGGTGACGTCCGGGGATTTGACGGCGGCCTGGGAGGAATGGTCTCCCGAAAAACGGAGGGAAGCCTACGATCTTGCCAAACTGGCGAAGCGGTGGGCGGCTTCCGTGGAGTCCAAGGTGAAGGCAGACCTGCGGGCCGAGGTGGAGATTCCCGGTCTGGTCCTGGCTCCCGGCAAGAAGGCGTTTACGGTGACGGATGCCGCGGCGGCTTTTCAAATTCTTAACGGTTTGTTCCCCGATGGCATCACGGCACAGGCGTTCACGGCCTGCTGCAAGGTGGGGATTACCGACCTGGACAAGCTAGTTCACGCCGTCCGCAAGGCTGCGGATGCCGGGGCTAAGGTGGCCGAGTCCAAAGACTGGCTGCGGAAGACGCTGGCGGGATGCGCGGAAGTGAAGGTTTCTGACGGATCCGTGAAGGAAGTGGAAGGAGGTGCGGCATGATGACCACGCTGACCATTACCTTGCCTCACACGCCGCGCTGCCTGTCTCCCAACGCTAAGGCCCCTCTCACGCAGAGGGGGGCCATTGTAGCCGGGTACAAAAAGACGGCCGCCAAGAGCCGTGCCCGTCAGTTGGCCTGGGGCCGAACCTGGGAAGCCCTGAAAGGGCAGAAATTTGTACCTACTCATTACCGGGTGATCTGGTTCTTCAAAGGACCGCGCCCGGACGCGGACAACTGCCTTGCCCGCTGCAAGGCGTATCTGGACGGGGCCTGCAAGGCCATGGGGATTGACGATAGGACGCTGGACTGCGCCGGGATTGAGCGCGTGCATGATCTAACCCGCGCCGGACAAGTGGAAATCGTGTTTGAAAGGAGGGAACAATGAAGATTCAACTGAAAAGAATAGTGTTCTTGAAACAACGGGAGAAAGTTTTGCTGGATGAATTGAAGAAAATTAAAGAAGAGATTCTATTTATTGAAACTCTAAAGGATGATCAACTTGGAGTTTATGAAAAAATCATAGCGAATCATGATTCCATTGGAATTGAACAAAAACAATTAAAGGCTTCGATAAGACAAGAACTGAAAAAACAAGGGAAGAATATTGACTGGCTGGCAAAAGAACTAGGGAAAAGTACAGGAACAGTTAAAAATTGGTTCTATGCAAATTCCTACATAACAGAAAAGAATATAAGAAAAATAGAAGCTGTATTGGAGAAAGGATGTCGGCAATGAGAACTGAACTGAATTTCGAAGAAGGGATGAATCTGATAACCACCTTGCCCGAAAGCGGGCTGCTGCGCGTTGAATTCTCCATCCGGCACTGTTTAGAATATCCAGAAGATGCGCAAAAATTGGCCCGGTACTTTAGGTTTTGCGCTGCACACTTGGATTCTTTGGCAGAAATCATGCAGAAGAAAGGAGGGACGACCGATGAAAACGCCTAAATGCCCGCTGTGCGGAACACCTTTGAAAGCCATACGAGGATATGATGTCCATGGGATAACAACCGATTGGGTTGCTGGTTGCTACAACTGCTTCTTCCAGAGTTCCCATTTTTGGAAAACCAAGAAGGCATGTATTGAAGATATGGATAGGCTTGTTTCCCTGTTCCCTCCAATTATACGAATCTCACCAGGGGACAGACTTGCGTACGATGGGTGGGTGTGCGTGGTGACCTCTATTGACCGCGAAAAATGTACTATTGACGTTGTATCAACAATTCCAGCAGAGCCTTTTGACCCAGGTATTGAGGATTTTACGCCTCCTATTGACGGAGCCGAAATAACACCTGACTTTGTGGACGCCTGGCCTTGGGAGCTTGAGCAGAAAGGAGGGAGCAATGATATTTGATATTGCACAACTTATAGTTTTTTTAGCCACCGTCGTCATTACTTGCGAAGATAGTTTGAATTTATCCCAGATAGCCAAAGTTAGAGAAAAGGCAATAGCCATAGCTAAAGAATTGAGTGTAGGCCACTACATGAAATACGGCGACGAGGATATGAGATGAACTACAACCCCCAACTGACGCTTTTTTGATATGGCACGTAAACCAACATCTTTAATACCGAGGACGCACCGGGAACTGTGTGAAATCGCTGAACGCTGGCTCCTGGGCTCCCAACGTTGCCGGGTGGCGATTGCTGAGCCGAGCTGCATCGTTACAAACGAGCAGCCCGATGCTATAGGTTTCAAGAGTTCGGGTAGCATTTTGGTTGAGGCGAAAACCAGTCGGGCGGACTTCCGAGCAGACCTCAAAAAGCCGTTCCGCGTCTATCCTCAAGAAGGTATGGGTTATTGCCGCTATTACATCTGCGAGCCAGGGATCATCATGGAAAATGACCTGCCGGAACGGTGGGGCTTGTTGCATGTCCTACCTGGTGGACGGGTTCGGATAATACGGTACAGCAGAGCATTTCCCGAAGCAAATTACGCCGAGGAAAGAAATCTGCTGGTCGCATGTCTCTATATTCTGAAACCTCTGAAAATTAAATCAATTATTGATGGGGATATTTTTTCAATAGGAAAGGAGGCAAGTTAATTATGCCTACACGATTGATCAGAGATGCTATTTTGACATCAGGGCGCGTCGCCTCTCTTTCGTGGGAGGCCGAGGTGTTCTACCGACGCTTGATGTCTGTGGCAGACGATTATGGCCTTTATGACGCCAGGACGCCCATTCTCCGTTCTGCGCTGTATCCTCTCCAACTCGACAAGATGAGCGAGTGCAATATTCAACGCTGCCTCTCCGCGTGTGAGGCAGCGGGGCTTATTCTGCTTTATTCTCACAATGAGAAGCCATACTTGATGATTCTGGGGTTCGATCAGCAGGGGAAGTCCATGCCCAAATGGCCGCTTCCGAACGGTTACGAAGTGCTGAAAGTTTCCGACAAGAAATACGAACTGCGGAGACTCGTAACAGGTCGTAACGATTCGCCTCAACCCGTTACTTATGCGAATGCGTATTCGGAGACGGAGACGAAGACGGATGCGAATGCGAAGAAATTACCTGTAAGCCGAGGCATAGAGCAGTTCCCGCGGGACGCGGAGGATGTGCGGCTTTTCATGGCGGCCCAGCTTATGGCTCCCAAGGGAGACGAGTTGAAACGGTGCGCAGAGTCGTTTTTTGATGATTTCAGCGCCCGTGGATGGCGGGACAGCAAGGGGATTCCTCTTGCCGATTGGAAGCCGGCAGCCCGGAAGTATGCCCGTTCCTGGGTCACCAACAATGTGCAGCATGGGCGGCAACAAGGCCCGTCTGGGCGGAATGACGCCAACGCAGGAAGGAGATACGAATGATGGATGATATTCAACGTTTGGCCGGGCAGGTTTCCGTGATGCCTTCCCAGGACGGGATTGTCCGCAGTTACAAGCCGGTACGGTACGATATGGGCGGGTTTGACGAGTCCGTTCACCCGGAGGTGCGGGCCATGCACCGGGAAGTGCAGTGGTTTATTAACGATATCGTTAATAAGGTTCGTCCGCGCCGCTGGCTGTCCCTGCTGGGGGCTTCCGGGGTGGGCAAGACGCATCTGGCGGAGGCTGCCAGGGATGCGCTGACTAAATCACGCCCCACGTTGCCCATTCAGCTTTGGAAGTGGCAGAAGGTGGTTTCTATGCTTCGTTCCGGGGATTGGGCGTTTATTGAATATTTGGTTAAAGAGGTGTACGTTCTGATTCTGGATGATATTGGCGCGGAGAATACTTCCCCCGCTATTCTTTCCGCTCTTAACCGTGTGGTTGACGGGCGGCTGGGGAAATGGACGATGCTCACGTCCAACCTGCTGCCGGACAATATCGGGGAACACCTGGACGCCCGGATTGCCTCACGACTCTACCGCGGCAATAACGTGGTGTGCCGGGTCAAGGATGCGCCGGATTATTGTTTTGAACGGTATATGAGAAGGGAGGAAGGGAGATGAAGCAGTCAGAGTTTCTTTTCTCAAAAAGGATGAGGCTGAAAAATGTTCTGCGTGCCCTGTTGCGCCAGAACAGGGAATGTTCCATTTCCATGTATCTTTTGTTGCTCGAATTGGACGAAGGGGAGCTTTCTTCTTTGGCTTTGGAGCGCCGCCTTGGAATCAAGGCTGTGCGGATGCTTATTCACGAGGCGCAGAACCGGAAAGACCGCTGGATTACATACAGAGAGGAACCGGGCAGCGGCAAGATGTGGAGGTTGACAAAGGAGGGACGAGGCGTGTTAAATCGGATGCGGAATCAAATTGGCGAGATATGACGGATGGCGGGTTGAGCAAGGAGGAATTGGATTGGTGCGCCCTGGTTGTTACGGGTGTGACAAAGGGCGAGGCAGTTAAAAAGGCGTTTAACAGAAGCGATTTATCGGACGCGGCGGCAAGGCAGAAGGCGTCAAGGCTGTCACGGAAGCCGGAAATTGTCACAGAGTTGTCACGCTTGAGACAGGCAACGGAGCAGGCGCCGGCGTTGCGAAAGGATCTGCCGGCCATTCTGACGCGGCAGGAGGTAATGAAGAGGGTGCTGGACGTGGTGGAGGATGCGGAGCGGGACGGAGATAAATTGAAGGGTCTGGAGCTTTATAGCAAGCTGGCTGGATATTCCCAGCCGGAACAGGCCGTTCAGGTGAATGTGGCCGTGGGGACTTCTTTTTCCGCCGTGATGGAGTCGATCGAGAAAGGGGAGCAATAGAAAAGCCGCCCTTTTTTTGTCCGGTTAGATTGTAGGATTCCCTATATAGCGGCGGATCTGGGGGCGTGGCATGGTGGCCTTTGTGGATGCAAATGATACTCCTCTGACGCCGGAGCAGGCAGGTGTCCTCAAAAGGTTCCTGGCTGACACTGTACTGCGTCTCAATTCCTTGTTCTGGATTGTGAACAAGGATGGTATCCCCTGCCGTTTTCGGATGAACTGGGCGCAGGAAGAGCTTCACGAGACGGCCCATTTCCGAAACAACATTTTGAAGGTTCGCCAGTTGGGGATTTCCACGTACATTGCCATGCTGATTCTGGACATGTGCTTGTTCATTCCACATTTCAAAGCTGGCATCATCGACAAAACCCTAAGTGACGCAGAATCAAAGCTCAAGAAGATAGCCTTCGCCTGGGACCATCTGGACTATGTGCCGGAAAATCCGTCCGAGCTGGATTTAGAGCTGGCCCGTATCGGCACCATGCTGAAAGCATACCATGCCGGTATTAAGATCAACCAGCAGTCCATTGAGTTTGCCAACGGCTCCAGAGTGACGGTAGGGACGTCATTGCGCGGCGATACGCTCCAGCTCCTGCACGTTTCCGAGCTGGGATACATTGCTGCCCATGACCCCATCCGGGCTACGGAGATCATTTCCGGCTCCCTTAATACGGTGGGGAAAGGTGGACGCGTTTACATGGAGTCCACGCACGAGGGCGGAAAGTACGGGCTGAATTACGAGCAGATTCTTGGGGCTATGGACATGATCGGCAAGCCGCTTTCTCCCCTGGACTTCAAGTTCTATTTTTTCCCCTGGTTCCGGCACCCGGAATATGTGCTGGACGGTGAGCCACATCCGACGGCAGAACAGCTCAAATATTTTGCCTCCATTGAAGCAGAATGCAATACCACGCTATCGCCTGGGCAGCGGGCCTGGTATTGCTCTATGGAGCGCGTGCAGCGCAGCCGGATGAAGCAGGAGTATCCTTCCACGCCGGACGAGGCGCTAAATCCTATTACGGACGGCACTATTTATTCTTCACAGATAAACGCCCTGCGGGAACGCGGTCATTTGAAAGCCCCGTTCGAGCCGGATCCTCACCGGCCCATTTATACAGTCTGGGATTTCGGCATTGGTGATTACATGTCTATTTGGTGGGTGCAGCCTGACGGGCGCGGGAAGTGGCTGCTGCTGGACAACTACACGGCGCACCAGCAACCCATATCCCATTATATCGGCGTGGTGAGGGAGCATGAAGCCATGTGGGGGCGCTGCGCAGGGTGTATCGTGCCGCATGACGGCGCCAGAAGGGACATTCACCTGATTCCCCAGGACGCGGCGCTTTCCGATGCCGGGTATTCCGTTACGCGGGTTCCGCGGACCAGTAATTTGTGGGCTTCTGTGGATAATACGCGGGAGTTTCTGCTTACGTGCATTATTCATGAGCGCTGCTCCGAGCCATCCGTTTGTGAGGGCGTGAAGTTTATTTCCGGGGTGGATGCCCTGTCCAATTATCGGCTGGCTCCGCCCGGCCCCAACGGAACGCTGGCCCGCCAACCGCTGCATGATTTGTGTTCCCACGCGGCGGATTCCCTGCGCACGTTTGCGGATGCCGTCAAGAAGGGGCTGGTGTCTCCGCTGCTGGGCTGGGCCAATAAGCCGAGACGTAAGGAGCGCTCTTCTTATGTGGACAGGATGCTTTCTTAACCACGATTGATTGATATGAAAAGACTTGCATTTAACGGTGGGGAGATTTCCCCCGCAATGGCGTTGAGGGCGGACATGGATGTTTACGCCCGCTCCTGTTCCGAGTTGACGAATTTTGACGTAGCGGCCACAGGAGGCATTTCCCGGCGCCGGGGGATGCGCCATGTGGACGAGGCCATGGAGGGGTATTCCAGGCTGATTCCCTATACGTATTCCGGCGAGATTATCTATTTGGTGGAGCTGTCGGCAAATAGGATTCAGGTGAGGGACGGGCATTCTCCGTTTGATGTGGTGGCCGCTTTCGACGGCGGGGAGGATTGGAGTTATTCTGATCTCGACCGCGTGACCTGGTTGCAGATCAATTCCCTGTTGTTGATTTGTTCGTCGTCCTGCCCGCTTATGCAGCTTAAGATGGACGCGGGCGGCCAGTGGTCATTTGTTCCTTATGAGTTCAAGTGTCCTCCCTGGCAGACTTCCGATTTGAGGGACCGGGAGGTTACGGTGAAGCCGACAGATGGCGGGGGGATTTATTCGGTGGAGTTTGACGCGGAGGAAGAGGAGGACGAGACGGAGCCGGATGCGGGGGATTTGCTGCGCGCTTCCTATTATACGACCAGGGCGGAGGCGTTCGAGACTTCCTCCCAGCTCCGGGGGGGAGACTGGTTTACGTTCGGGCCGGGGTCATCCGGCATTACTCCGGCGTCTTCTCATGCCGTAGGGGATCGCCTTGCCGTAGCGTCCGATCTGGTTCACGAGTGTTTTGTGTGCATTGCCGATTGGCAGGGAGTCAACGATTTCACTCAGGGGTGTTCTTCTCCGGCTAATTATAAGGAGAATTTTTTGAGGGCGGAGGATTTGACGGGGTTTGACGATGTGGACGCCATTTTCGAGCTGTCCAGCGGACAGACTTACAAGAAGGGGGATAAGGTGCGGATCAAGTCCGGGTACTGGTCCCTTTATACCTGTATCCGGGAGTTTTCGCCGGAGGATTATGTAGCCGGGTATAGTTCCCCGGCGGATTATTCTTCTCATTTTGTCCGGGGCTGCCCTGTGGGGGATGCTCTGCCCTGCAAGGGGACGTGGAAGTTTTATTGTTCCGGCACCTGGTACGGGTCTTACGAGGTGCGCCGCTCCTACGATTCCGGTGATCACACGGCATCCTGGGAGACGCTGGGGGAATCCATTTCTTACATAGGTTCCCCGGAAAATAATATTGTCACGGGCACGGAGGAGAAGGAGGAGTGTTTTCTTCGCCTTTATTTGACTTCCATTCGCTACAAAGGGGCTTCTCTGGCCGCAGGCTGGCCGCCGGATGAGTGTTCCAACCGGCTGATTGTGTCCGCCTACAAGCACGATATGCTGTTGAGGGTGGCGACGGACGGTTTTTATCAGGATAGATCCGCCGTGCCCGTACAGTTGAGTTCTCCTTTGGTGACGGATGACTGGTCCTGGGGCGCGTTTAATTCCCGTTACGGGTACGCATCCCTGGCAGAATTGCATGAGTCTCGCCTTGTGCTGGCTTCTACAGCACGGCAGCCCCAGACGATTTGGATGTCACGCGTGGATGACCTGGATAATTTTGACGATTCGGAAACGGATGATTCTTCCCTGATGCTTACCATGTCCACGTCCACGCAGGCGGCTATTTGCTGGCTGTATTCCAGGGGGGATGATTTTCTTCTGGGCACGGAGGACGGAGAGTGGGTGATTCCCGGCAATGGTTCGGGGCTCGCGGCCAAGACCGCGCGCATTGTCAATTATGGCCGGACCGGTTCGGCCCATATTCCGGTCATCCAGGCCCAGGACCGCGTTCTTTATTGTGAGCGGGGTTCCGGGCGCGTGTACCAGTACGGGTACAACGATGAGATGAGGGGTTACAGGTCCGAGGATTTGACGATTTTTGCCGATCATATTGCCAAGGATGCGGGCGGCATTGTTTCCGGGACGCTGCAAAGGAAGCCCTGTTGCGTGGCATCCTTTGTGCTGGCGGATGGGACGATGGCGTTGATGACGTATAATACGTTCCATAATGTGAATGCGTGGCACCGCTACGTTACGGAAGGCAGGATTGAAAGCGCCTGCGTGCTGCCCAACGGGAATAACGCGGACCGGATGTTTTTACTGGTGAATCGGGAGGGAGGGCGACGCCTGGAGGTGATGGACGAGGATTCCCCTTATTTCGATTCGGACGGTCTGGATTACGTTTCCACGATGGAGACCACGGCGTTTTCTTCCATGGAGTACGACGAGAGGAAGGCTCCTTCGTCCGTCATGCACGCTTATATTGCGACGGATACGCCCGCGGATAATATCGCCGTTGCCACGGCCAAGACGGAGTATGTGGGGATTTCCTACACGGGGGTTATTCGTCCAGGATGGGTTCAGATGGTAGCCAATGCCGGGTGGTCTGACAGGACACGCATTGGTATTAAGGTGAAGGGCGACGCTCCGTTTTCGCTGCTGGCCGTCCAGCTTTGAGTAATGTAGGGAATTATATATGGCGGCAATCAGGCGGATGCGGGCAGGATGGGCGTGCAGATGGACAAAGGGACGTTGTACAGATTGGCGGCATCTTACCTTGGCGAGTATTGCGTTAAGGAGGATACGTCTGTGTATCAGGCGTTGAACGACGTGGTTCAGCATGCCCTTGGGCTGGCCCTGGATTATACGAGCTGGCCGTTTGCGCTGGCACGGGTGACGCTGACGCCTGACGCGGACGGCGCTTTTGCTCTTCCTGCGGATTGCCTGGAGATCAGGGAGTGTTCTTTGCCCTCTTATGAGATGATCGGGAGCAAGCTTTATGCCAGGAATTTCATGGAGCATGCCCGTGTAACGCTGACTTATAAGAGTTCCGTGCTGGCGGATACAGTATGCCTGCCGGATTACGAGCCGTTTTTCTGCGAAGGTTGCGTTCTGCTGCTGGCTTCCAAGGCTGCGCCTCGCGTTACCTCCAATATGAAGCTGGCCCAGAGTTTGGAACAGGAGGCATACGGGAAGCTGTACCGGGCCAAGTTGAAGATTGTGCGCTCTACGGCGAGCAATGATCAGGAGCCGGATACCGTGACTGGCGGCAGCCGGGAAAGGAGGTGGTGCCGTGGGTGATTATCTCAATATGTCCGCCCAGGGGGCCAATTATTCCAGCCAGGCGGCGACGGCCAGGGCCAACGGGATTGCCCAGCGCCAGCAGGCGTATGCGCATGCCTATAAGCTGGAGACCGATGCGGCCAACCAGAGCTATCTTGCCGCGGATAACATGATGACGATGCGGCGGAATCAGGCGGCAGCCGTAGATGAAGCCAGGCTTGCTAATGGAGCCAGCGGGTTTGACGCGTCCGGGGGCAGCAAGCTCCAGGCGGAACAGTCCGTGGCGGATGTGTTTGAACAGGCTATCGCCAATATGATGAGGTCCAACACGATCAGCGACCAGAACGCCAGGATGCAGGCTCATGCTTTTCGCAGGCAGGGCGATACTTCTTTGAATTTGGGTAATATCCAGGCGGATTATCTGAACCGGATGTCCAGAATCAGCAGCAAGTATGCCCGCTGGGCCCTGGTGGGTTCCGGGTTGTCCACCCTGGGGCAAGTGGGAATGAAATATAATTGGGGCAGCAGCGGGAATCAGGACAGTTCTGCCGATATGGGGAGAGTAGGCGAATCAAGTTTTTAATAGTTAAAATATTATGGGAACAGAAGTAGCATTGGGAACAGCATTGTTAGGTTCCCTCGTGAGCGGGGCAACGGCAATAAAGAGTTCCAGAGACCAGAAAAAAGCGGCCCGCGCCGCGGCCCAGGCCGCAGCAGAAGCGGCGGATACTTCTGCCACTGTGAGCACGTCCCAGACGGCAGCCACCCCGGCGGAGACCCAGGCAGGAAGCGAACGCGCCACCCAGACTGCAGCCAAAAGAAGGATGAGCGTGAGTGATACGGTTAATAAGTTTACGTCTAACGGCATGCGAAGAACATTGAATTGATTGACAGTTATGAGAGTTGTAGTTATTCCCGGAACCACTTATGCCGTTACCACGGCTACAGATTGCACCGTTTCCACTACGGACGGTGTCTTGATTGCTTCCTGCGCGGCAGGTGAGCAGACGCTTTTTGTCGCCCCCGGCGCGGAAGTGGAAGTGAGTGACGATTCCGCCCTAGTCACGGAGTCTTTTAAGGGCGCCCCCGCCGGATTGTCTGCCGTCTGGGGCTCCATTAAAAAAGTTTCCGCCTCTTTGGCTTCCAAGCTTAATGTTTCCACATTCAACGCGCATCAAGCTAATACTACTGTCCACGTTACGGCTCAAGAGCGTGAGAAGTGGAACGGCAAGCAGGATAACCTGACGGATGAATCAGGCAACATGACGCTGGCCGGCAATATCACCGCGGCGGGAGGCACGTTTGACGGGACCGTCAACGCCAACGGCGGAGTGCGTGTGCCGGCCCCGGCTACGGCATCTAATGCCCTGTCGATGGATGCCATTCTGCGTGAATTGGCCCGGATGGACTGGGCTAGACTCCGGGGCGGCTATGAATGCGTTTTTTCCGGTCCGATAGAGTATTTGACGCGCATGATGAGTTTGAATCAGAAACACAGCGGTTACGCGTCGTTGAGCGAGGATGTGTTAAATAATTGCCTTTATCGCGTTGTGCAGTTGTCTCCCTCGTCAGGCGTGTCTTTTCTGGGGCTCGTCTCCGCGCCGTGGAAGATGGGCGGCCTTCTGGGGACGAGTAAAGACACGTCCCGCGCTGGAGCCGTGGGTTGGTTGATCGACAACGCGGATGCGGCGTCTGTTTGCCTGGGAACCACCGGGCAGGGTTATTCTTTTGAAACTAATAAAACGTCACAGTGCTATGCGCATCCGGTCCACTGGAATAATTCATCCTCGGCCTTGTGGACGGATTACAGGCTTCCTTATTATCATTCCGCCAATAGTTCCAGCGCCAAAGATCCCTGTCCCGGATTTCAGGTGACGATTTACGGGAAGAATTATCTTGGGAGCCAGTCATCCTGCCTGGTGCGGGGCACGGATTATGGGCGGGAAGCTGAGAATACGCAGTACATTTGGGCGCTCGTCCCGAAGGTGGCGAATCTTGTTGTGGCTATGGCTCCAAGGGACGCGGAAAATGATCATACTTACGTCATGAACAGGTGGGAGTTGTTTGTAAATGGCTCCTACGTGATGCCGATGACGGCGGGGTTTTGCGGCACGGGTCATACGGCGTGCGTACAGGAAACGGTTAAGGCTCATGAAGTGTCCAGCGCCGTCAGGGTAGGTCTGCGCATGCAGGGGGTACTGGTGAATCAAGGGCGTCTGCCCGGCAGCGAGACCGCCCTGAACCAGCTGGGGGCCGTGATTCAGGACGATGTGACGGCGCGGCCCGTACCTGTGGTGGAGGCGTCCGCGCTGGAGGTTGACGCTGGCGGCGGTGAGGTGGCTTTGTCGATTTCCTCCCCGCTGAATGAGGCGGTTTACGTGCTCAACGATACGATGTGCGGCCATGATTCCACGGCCGTATGGTGCTCCCAGTCCGCGGAATCCACAGAGGCCGGGGGCGGGGAAGTCGTGTTGACGTTGGCGGCCAATGAGAGCGGAGAGGCCCGGCAGGTTTGGGCGTTTGTGGGGCATCACTACGCGCAGGCGGCCGTTATTAAAATCAATCAGTCAGCATAATCATGAACAGTTCAGAAATACAGATACAGTTTCCTCGGCCCGGCCAGTGGGATGAATTCACGCTGACAGTCGTCTATCAGGACGCGGACGGGTACACCCGGACAGCCCGCTACACTCCTGCCGATATACCAGCGGAGCAGGCCCCGGCCATGGCCGCCGTAGTTGCCGCTCTGGTGGGATTGGGTGAGGATTGGCAGGCGGCGCAGGTGTGGGCGCGGTTAGGTATTACTATGACGTATGATGTTGCGAATGATCGTAGCGAATACGTTTTTGCCGTGGTGCTGACCGTGGAGGCCGTCAATCCGCAGGGCGGGCGGAGGGTGTTCACTTCCCGTGATTACCCGGAGTTCGTCATTAACGACCCCGCCGCCGTGGAGTTTTTCAAATACTTTACTAAACAATAAACCATGAACATCAATAAACAAGACATAGAAAAGGCCCAGCAGGAGGCATCTGCCCGCTGGGGGAATTGGGTCAAGTACGTGATTTGGGCTGTCATCGGAGCTCTCGCCGGAGCCGGGTATATCACCGTCAACGGCTGCGGTCATTCCGTGGACGTGACCCCGAACCGCACCGAGGTGTGCAAGGACGGCTCCTGCCTCGTCATTGAGCAGGGGCATATTTCCTATTCCCAGGCCCAGCCTGTTACGGACGTTCCGCCCGTTGTGCAAACTCTCAAGAAATAAGATCATGTGCAAACCCCTTAAAGAATATTTGGCCGTTGTGCGGGAATATAAGGATACGATTGTGATGTTTATCGGCATCGCGGCGTGCGTGTTCGTGTATTGCGATTTCCGCGCCCTTGCCGCTACACAGGCGGAGACGGCCGCCAAAACAGCGGAAATCCTGCGTACCATGGACGGGCGGCTTTCCGCCCTGGAACATCAGAGAGGAGGCCGTAGCGGTGAATAA